CAACAGGTTTATACGCATCAGCCAGCAGACCACCTAGGCGCTGAGATGCTGGGCCATAGTCCACACCCTCAAGCGCAGCGGCTGCTGTCATCTCGTTGAGGTTTCTGGCCCTGTCGTTGACGTTGCCAAGGAACTGCTGCGCACTGAGCAGCGGGTTGGCCACCACATCGCGCAGCTTGCGCTTGGCTGTGTCAGCAGCGCCAAAAATATCCCCCAACAATCCAGCCATCTCTTACTCCTGTGCGCCGATGATTGAACCGTAGCCAAGTTGCTCGGCCTTGTTACGCAGTGATTTTGCCAGTGGTTCGACCTTCATGATGCTGGCCTTGCTCATCATTTGCGCGGCCAATTGCGGGTCTAGCATGGCCTCCACCAGCAATTGCTGCACCTGCTGATCTGGCAACTTGTACAAGAAGTCCAATGGGCGCGTCATGGTGCGCAGTGTGGTGTTGTCGGCCAGCGATTCGCTGAACACACGGCCAATCAGGTTGCCCATGCTCATGTTCTGGAAGGTGTTGGAGCCTGGAGCCTTCACACCTGGCGCAGTCGCAGCCTGTCCACGATTGATCTCGTTGATGATGTTGTCAAGGCGTCTTTGCGCGGCTGGTGACAACTGCGCACCGATCTCCTCAGACTTCGCGGCCAACTGTCTGCGCAGGGCAGAAGCCGCCAAAACAGGCTCACCCGTCATCAAGTTTGGCTGGCCTGTCGTGACTCGGCTTTCAATGCCTTGCAGCAAGCGCATCTGGTCGATGGCGCTTGAGGACTTGGCAAACTGCTGCATGTAGCGGTTGAAGCCGGGTGCACCGGCCTCGATGGTCGAGTCGATGACAGGCAGCAGGTCGGCCAACTGGCCACGGGCAAGCCGCAGGTTGGCCAAGTCGCCTGACAGTTTGCCAGCCATGGCATCGGTGATGTCTTTGCGCACGCTGTACAGCGCCATCGGGTTAATGGTCCCTGTCTCTGGGTCCACACGCCGCGCCAACAGGTCTGTCACATAAGACATGGCTTGGTCGACAGTTTGACGCTGCGTTGCCGGGTTGCTGGTAATGCCTTGGATGGCCGCAGCGATTGGCTCGACCGACACGGGCTGCGCGTTGGCAAATGCCGACTCACGCATTGGCGCTGTGATGCTGGACCGCTTGGCCTCGGCACTTTCAATGGAGCCAGGGCGTCCAGACAGCCTGCGAAATGAATCCATCAGGGCTTGCTGGTTGGCGGACAGCACCGATGGGAATGCACCCGATTGGTCCAAGGCACGGATCGGTGTTTCAGCAGCAGCCAAGCCGGGGTCACGCGCACCAGCAGCCGTGGTCACGCGCAGGCCGGGGACTGTTGACTGTGCCTGCTGCAAGTTGGCAATGGCACGATCTGGGTCTGTTGCGACACTGCGCAGTACATTTCCCACCATGACTTCGCGGCCTTCGCGGGTAAATGGTTTGACGATGGCGCTTGGCGCAGCCAGCGCACGCTGTGTGGTGGACAGGGTTGGACCACCGGGGGCCATCATGCCTGCACCCAATGCGCCAGCCAACTGCACGCCGGGGGAAAACTCACCCTCACGCAACAGGCCACCAGCAGCAGTTGCCGCCAATGCGGCTGAAGACTGCGCCCGTGGGTTGGTGGCCAGCATCTGGGTCACGCCCTGACCGACTGTCGATGTCACCATGGGCGCTGCCCGTGCGGCCAAGTTGGCCAAGCCGCCAACACCGTAGCCAGCTTGCGACACATCTTGCACGATGCGCTCTTGTGCTGTGCGAGGCTGCGGAAAGCCAACACGGTTGAGGGTCTGACCCACAGCTTGCGTCATGGTTGGCGCTTGCGATCCTGTCGCCAAGTTGTACAGGTTCACCAAGGGGTCTACAGCCATCGGCAGCAGGCCTCCAGCAGTCAGCGCAGCCTGAGCCATAGGACGCACGGCCAAGCCTGCTTGGCGTGCCATGGTGTCGGGTGGCATTGCTGGTGCAGCCGCAGGCGCTTGCAATGACTGAATGGCGCGGATGATCTCGTCATCCGACATGGTGGCGGGGAATGCCACTTGGCCGATGTTGGGAATCTCAACGATTTTGTCGGCCATTCTTTACTCCTGAACGTAGCGGTATACACGGGTCATTGGGTCAAAGACCAAACGCGCTGGCCGAGCCGCAGCAGGGGCTGGTGCAGGCGCTGGTGGCACATATGGCTCATACGCTCGGCCTGCTGATTTCTGCATCCCCAATGTTGCCACACGCCGCGCTTCGGCCTTCTGTGCAATCTTTTCTGGGGTGTCGTTGACCTGTGGAAAGTATGTAGCAAATTCTTGCTTCATCTCATCCACCCCAATGGCAGCGCCGGACTCTTTGCGCAGCTTGGCACGAATCCAATCTTGCGCCGCTTGGTCATACTGCTGCGTTGCCGCTGGCTGCACGCCACGGGCCAAAGCCCCGCCAATAAATGGCACAGCCTCGGCAATGCGCGTGCCAGCACCTGGCTGCGATCCAGCAGGCAGGCGGTTGATGATGCTTTCGGCCAACTCCATGCGCTGGGCATATCCAGCAGCGTTGGATTGGCCCTCGGTTGGAGTGCCACCAGATCCGCGCAAAGGTTGACCACCGGGGCCAGTTACTGGCATGGCCGCACCGCCTGGCGTCTTTGGCACATACATCATGCCTTCAGGCGTATCCACTCGGTCAAAAGCGCCACGGGCAAACTCCTGACCACGCAAAGCCAATCCGCCTCTGGCCACGCCAAGCTGGCCCTGCGACACGCCAAGCTGGCCTTGCGACACAGCCAAGTTGCCTTGAGCAATGATGTTGGAGGCAGTCTCTCCTGGGGTCATGGTCTGCTGGAATGTTTCACCACCACGCAGCGCCGACTTGTCAACAGCCACTGTCTGACCGCCCAAGTTCTGCAACACGACCTCACGCTTGGGGCCAAAGCCCTGCAAGGTTTGCAGCTTGCCGGACTTCATCTGTTGCACCAGCAAGGGCTTGCCAGATGCGTCTGTGACCTCAAAGGGCTGGCCTGTCACCTCTTCCCGAGGATTGAGTTTTTCTGCCATCGACTGATACTTTTCAGCATCGGCCACACGGCCAGCAGCAGCCAACACATCGGCTGCGTTTTGGTATTGCATGGCCTTGATTTGGTTTGGCGTCATCTCTGGCATGGCGTTGGCCATGTCGGCACGCGCAACTGTCGGACCAACTTGGCCATCCGGTTCGGCCAAAGCCTGTTGGGTTGGCGACAGCACCGATGGTGCTGTGGTCAATGCACCAGCAACACGCTGCTGCAATGCACGGGCCTGCTCGGACTCTTTCAGCTTCTCACCCAGCAGCAGGTCTTGCAGCGATCCGGCACGGGCCTGTTGGTAACCTTGCTGGCCAGCCTGCAAAGCAGCGCCAAGGGCTTGGCCAAGGCCAACACGTTGGCGGCTGGGGCCACTGGCTGCAAGCAGCGCAGCCGCTGCTGACAGGTTCGCATTGCGGCCCATCAGTCGGCGCTGGTCTTCGTTAAACAGGGCATCAAGCCCTGATGGTGCGCCACGGGGCGCAAACATATTCATGAAGTCAATTGCCATTTCTTACCCCTTAGCCCAACAGGCCCAAGATACCACCAGCGACAGCACCAGGAACGCCAAACAATTGGCCACCAGCCAATGCACCGCCAAGAGCGCCAGAGGCTGGGTTGCTGTACATCGGTGTGGACACTGTGCCGCCAAGGTTGGCAGGGCTTGCACCCAATGAGGACTGCACAATTCCAAGGCGCTGCAAGCCAATGTTGCGAATCGCATCCATCTGCTGCTGGTCCATGGCCTGACGCGCACCGCCAGCACCCATGACAGCCTGCGCACCACCAAGGCGCAAAGCCTGCTGCTGTGCGGCCAAGCCGCCGAGTTGGTTTGCGCCACTCAATCGCAACTGCGCACCCTGCAAACCTGCTTGCTGGTTGGCCGCAGCCGCCTGCTGCTGGCGTGCCAAGTCAGCCGACTGCATCTGCACAGCCTGGTTGAATGCTTGCTCGTTCAGTGTCGTGCCCAAGTTGGCCGCTTGCTTGGCAAACCCTTGGTTGGTCAAAGCCTCGGCCACACCTTGGCGTGAGCCGCCAAATGCACGGGCCTGTGTGGCACGCTCACCCGTTTGCTGAATGGCTGCTCGGCGTGCTGATTCCAAGTCGCCCAATGCATTGGCCCTGACCTGCTCGGTGTAGGGGTTCATGTATGAGCCAATGGAGCCTGGCCCTGTCATGCCCAAGTTGGCTTGGCCAGCGACTTGCATGGTTGGCTGGTACACGCCGCCATACGCAGCCATCTGGGCTGCAAGGTCAGTGCCAGTAATGCCTGGGCCAGCCAAGGCTGTGTTGACCAAAGCCTCCTCACCAGCCTGATACAGCGGGTTAAAGCCTGCAAACTGCTGCGTAGGCAATGCGCTTGCAACCCCCTGCGCTTGCTGGAAGTTGGTTAAAAATGCCTCTTTAATTTGAGGGTCAACCGCATTGGTTGTGACATCTGGTGCGCCGCCTTTTGACATTTTCTGCTCCTTAACCCAAAAGTGATTTCATTTTTTTTGCTGGAATCTTGCCATTGTTCAGCATGTCCAGCAAACCTTTTCCGTATTTGTTCACGCTAGATTTTTTGATGACGTATTCGCCAATGTCCAACATGCCAGCGCCATCATCAGGTCCAGCAGGATCAGGGCCAGCAACACGATCAACCAAGCCGCCTCGTGCGTAACCCGGTGTGCCGCTGACTGATGCCCCTGCGCTGCCATCGCCGCCAAAACCAAAACCACCCTCGGCTGCATCGCCAGAGTCGCCACCCAATCCGGGCTGGTTAAAAGCGCCGCCATATGGGTCAATGCCAGCATCACGCAGCGCAATGTTTTGCTGCCGCACTTGCTCATACAGACCAGGCTCGTAGCCACCCGCAAACTGCCCACCAACCACATTGGCGTAGGGGTTGCCAACTGGTTGCATCTGGGGACGAATCTGGCTGTAAGGCGATGCCCCGCCAGCAGTCACGTTGGGGTTGTATTGAGCGCCAATCGGAATCGAGACGTAATTGTTGAAATTCTCGGCAAATGTTGCAGGTGTTTGCGATCCGGCTGGCGGGGGTGTGTATGTACCCATGTTGGATGGCACACCAGCATTGGCAAATGGCAATGCCGTATTAAATCGGCTAGCAACATCAATAGGTCTTACCCCCGTGATTTTTGAAACCTCCCCACTCGAAATACCAAGCCGCTTCATCTCGGCAGCAATTTGTGCGTCCGTCAAGTTTGGCGTGCGCAAAAACTCTGTGAAGAATCGGTTTTGCGCATCAGCAAGAGGCACACCCGTAATGTTTGAAACTTGCTGAGGCAAAACTCCAAGCCTGTTGGCCTCAGCAGCAATCTGCGCATCGGTCAGGCCAGGCGTCTGCAAGAAGTTGAAGAGGCCCATCTCAGCAGGCGTGTAGTTAGCAGTCTGCACGCGAGTGTTGACTTGGCTAACAGGCACACCAGTGACGTTGCTAATCTGCTGCGCTGTTACACCCAAGCGTTGAGCTTCGGCCGCAATCTGCGCATCGGTCAGGCCAGGTGCTTGCAAATAGTCAAACAAACTTTGCTCAATGGCCGGGCGTGCAGCCACTGGTGCAGCCACTGGTGCAGCCACTGGTGCAGCCACTGGTGCAGCCACTGGTGCAGCCACTGGTGCAGCCACTGGTGCAGCCACTGGTGCAGCCACTGGTGCAGCCACTGGTGTTACCGCAGTAATACGCTGCTGCACTTCGGCTACAGGCACACCAGTGACATTCGACACTTGTTGTGGTGTTGCTCCAAGGTTTTTAATTTCCTGAGCAATTTGCGCGTCGCTCAAATTTGGCGTTTGCAACACGTTCAACAATTGGCTTTCCACTGCGGCATTCAGTCGAGTTCGCACAATATCAATGGGCGCTCCAGTGGCGCTTGAAACTTGCTGCGCTGTTGCGCCAATGCGGTTTAACTGTGAAGCAATTTGAGCATCGGTCAAACCGGGGGTTTGCAAAATTTCACGAATTTGCTGTTGTATTAACATCGTCCATCTCCTAAAGTGCTTTTGCAAGGACAGTCCACTGTGGGCTGTACCCCTCATCCTTCAAAAATGTCTTGGCCCAGCCCCTTCGGCCTGCCAATGACACCCTGGTGCAACCAATCGACTTGCCCCAGGATTCGATCATTGGCCGCATCCTTGAGAGTTCATCGAGGTCGCCACCAGCCAAGAAGTAATGCAAATTCTTGAGCCTGGGATAGACAATGATCTCAGTCAGCACCACAGAATTCACCGCAGGCCATAGCTGCAACTTGTTCTGCTCAACCATTTTCCTAACGTCAGTAAAATGGTGTGTGCCTCCAGAGTATTCTAATGCCGCCTCCACATGGTGGCGCAGCCTCTCCAGTTGCTCTAAGTCATTCATCGCTTGCCAGCAGCCACCGCATCAAGGCGCATGACACCTACCCGCCAATCAGCCAAAACAGCGCCCGTCACCTTCATGTTGATCTGGCGGCCAGAAAATCGCACACTGGTCGGGTTGGCAGCCGAATAAGGCCCATATGAGAACTCAGCGCCTGTGGGGTAGTTTCTGGTGGTGAATGACACCACAGCCTCGCCCAGCGCCTGCTCGTCAGGAATTACTTGCAGCACGCTCATGATGTTGTCACCGTTGCCGATCTGCACGGGTCCAGACTCGGCAAAGACAGACGCACCGTCATACGAAAAACCCACCTCATGCTCATACACATAGCCATCCACCGACACCGCCATGGGGCGTGAGAACACACCTGCGTCTGTGCCTGCGGTACGCGCCAGTGTGCCAACAGCCCAATGGTTCTCTCGGTAATTGAAGGTGACGTAACTGTCATTCTCGTTGCTGGCGCCGCTGGGGTAGTACCACCAGATTTCACCATACTGACTGTTGTGAACAGCGTAAATCTTGCTGGCTTGGTTGTAGTTGATGTTTCCAAGGATGTAATCACCCACATCACTTGGCAGTGGCTTGACGTAACCGTCATAAATCCAAAAGCCCGACTTGCTCATCCAGATGGCCGCAGTGTCAATGGCAGCCACTGCCTGCGCCGAAATCAGGCCGCAGCCCGAGCCAGCCTTCTCAAAGCCGTAAACGAATGGAGCGCCCACATACTGCGCCGTGTGGACATCCACATCGGTAAATAGCAAGTTGATGCCCTTGACGCGCTTGCCAGCCAAGAGCGTGCCAGGCGTGGCCAGTTCGTAGTCACCAGCCAAGTTGTCGGTGGAAGGCGTCCAAAGCGTGTTGTCTTCTTGGTCGCACCACTGAACCTTGCGTGGGTTGCCACCAGCGCCAAGGGCAAAAAGAATGCGCTCGGCAGTCACCAGCAAGGCGCTGTTGTCTTCGGGCGCGTTGGCAATTGGCGCTGCAATCGTTGGCGTGGTGAAACCAAGCTGCCACTCGTACAGTTTGCCATCGGCGTTGGAGCACGCAACCAGATACTCGCCCCAGGTGTCCATGCTCCATGTGGTGGCTGGCGTGATGGAGCCAAGGTCAGGTCGCGCAATGCCATAGCTGAATTTGCCGTAATCGCTGTACCCGTAACCAGTTTTTACAAGTGCATCCGCAATGCCAGGCGTGAACCCGGTTGGCGTGATGTCCTTGATCGTGCCTGACTCGCTCATGACGTACAGCTTGGAATGCGTGCCGATGCCCGTCCAGCGTGTGGCGTTGTTGTCGCGCCAGTTGATCAATCCTCGTCCTAGGCCAGTGACCTGCTGGCTGGAGCGTTTGCGCCAGCCGCCAATTGGCCGCAGGGTGTTCTCGTACCAGCGCACTAGGTTGGCGTCATACCAGCGGCCAGCAGCTTGGTACTCAGTGCCATTGCGGTAAATGCCTGGTGGCAGTTTGATTGGGATGTACATGGTCACACCGTTGGTAAATTGGAGACAAACGTCATGGTCGCAATTGCCGATGGCACTGCTGGGCGTGTGGGGCTTGTGCCAGCAGCAAATGCCTCAAGGCTCACATCTGTGCTGGTCACGCAGCCCACAATCTCAACGTAATCACCAGCCGACAAGCTGACAAAAAAATTCAAGGCAGCGATCAGGTGGCTTGGATCACCACCAGATTTTCGGGCTGGGATGTGAAACCTGCTGTTGGAGTCTGCAATGTTTGTGCCGTTTTTACGAAACCACACATCAAAATCTTGGCCATCATTGCTGACGTTTTTGATCTGCAAAGAAAACTGCAAGTTCCAAATGCCATCCACCGCCACAGTGATGCGAGAGTCGCTTGCAATGCTGACGCCATTGGAGATGTCAGTATTGCGAAAAAAAACAGGGTAAGCAGTGGTCGTATTTGCAGCCACCTGGTCGGTGCTGTCGTAAAACGCCCCATGCGGGTTGTTCAGATTCTTGCCACCCCTTGGCCCAAACAATGCACCCAGCACGCTGGTCAGCTTGCGAAAGTACAGATTCAAAGACCCATAGTTTTCGCTGAAATGCCTGCGCTCATACCCTTCTGGCGCAAAGCCAAGGCTTGGTATTGAGGGGACTTCCAGTTGCTGCTTGATGTTTGCCATGGCGCAATTATTCCACCTTTACCCGCCCAGCACCTCTAAGGCGTGGTTGGTGTGCAAGATGCGGTCATCCAGCCCAATCGTGCCGCCGTTGATCTTCTTGGTCAGCGCCAGGTTGTTGCCGGACTCAGCCAAAGCATTCAGCTTCTGGGTGTCCCAAAACCATCCGGCAGTCAGTGCAGCGTACTGGGGTGTGGCCACCAGGTCAGGCTCCATGATGAAGTCCACACCCAGCGCCTGCCCTGCATGGTGGTAATTTGCAGTGCCGGTCAACTGAATGCAACCACGACCACGAAAACGATACCCATCACCAGAAGCCTCATCCCGATTTGACATGCGGTTGCCGTAAATGCGGTTTGCAATTTTCTTTGGTTGTCGTTCATATGCAGCAGCCTCTTCAGGCGTAAAGCCCCATGTGCGCCGTGGTGTGCGGGGAAACAGTTTCAGCAGCGTTGCAGCCCTGTAGTTGAGGTTCTCCTCCAGCACCCGAAAATTGGCGCTCTCATGGCCGCACTGACCGATAAACGCAGCCTGCTGGCGAGGAGTCAGGATATTGAATCGCTCAAAGGTAACATTCAGTGCATCGACCCACTGAGGGCCGATGTGCAGTTTTTTGAGTTGATCGCTATTGACCATTGATGATGCTCCTCATGTTCTCGTATGCGTCCACGCACGCATTCAGTTGGTTGATGGCCCTGTCACCGTCTGCTGCGATCTGCGCGATCAGTTCGAGGGTTTGGCGCTCGGAGTCGCTGGGGCCACTGGCATCAGAATTTGCGTCAGGCGCTCGGTCAGGTTGGCTTCTCTCTTGGTTGCTATCTCCGCTGGCAGCGGGGGCACTTGCGGGGGCTTGTGGACAACTGGCGGTGGGGAAGCGCACCCTGCCAGCACGAATGGCAGAATTAAGATCAGTTTGCTTTTTGGCAATGACATTGTTGGCCTTTCTGAGTTCGGTTTCTTTGTCAGCGACAGCCTTGGCCATCTCCTGCTCTTTGGCTCGCGCCTCTTCGTTCTTTCTGGCGATCTCAATTTGCATCTCGGTATCGCGGTCATCCCAGCCGTTGCTGTAGCCGTATTTGTAGAAGCCGCCAACAGTTAGCAGCGCAACAAGCGCGATTGCGGGGTACAGGGCCAGCGGGTTCATTCGGCCTCCCTACGCGCTTCTGCGATCTCCGCGCGGTCCTCATCGTCTTCCAAATGATCTGGTGGCGTGGTCGGTGGTGGGCCAGGTGTCCAAGATTCATCAAGCTCTGGGTTCTTCCACACCGGCATAGCACCAAAGGGCTGGCTTGGCAGGCCGTAGGCCGACTGTGGAGGGGCATAACTGCCTTGGTTGTAGCCACCCATCATGGGCTGGCACATCGGATGCTGTGGAGGCTGTGGCGTAAATGCTTTGGCCGCTGTCGATACAGCACGCTTGCCGATGACGCCACCGATACCGCCAACAATGAGCAACACAATGTCGTTCAGCATCTTGGTGTACGCCTGATCTATTGGGGCCATTGACTTGATCGGCTGCGTCACAAACGTCACGGAATACAGCAAGGCTGTCACGATACCAAACAAAATGATGGTTACAGCCACCACCACAAAAGCCCAAATGCGGACCTCTAGCAGCGCGGTTTCTTCTTCAACGGACCGGGGTTGGTTCGGCGGCTGGTTTGGTTTGCTCAATTTGCTTCTCCAATATTGGCGCGACAAGGTACTCGGGACAAGTCTGCGTGAACTGGCAGCGAGGTTTCTGGCAGCGTTCAGCATGGAAGTTGTCCGGGTTCTGGCAGAAATATCTGTATTGCTCATCGCAACCAGCAAGCAAAAGGATGGCTGCGGCAAGGTATTTCATGGCTTCATTCCATACATGACCAGGTAAACACCAAAGCCAACCAGCGAAAAGATGACAACGATTCCGCCAACAACGATCAGGATCTCGACAAGTTCTTCACGCTCTTGCTTGGCTCTGAGAGCACGGTCTCGGGCAAGCTGAGCATCGATCTTGTCTTGCTTGTCCATCTCGGCGGCACGCAAAATGATGGCGTTCCAAACGTCCATGTTGTTTGGAAAAAACAAGCCCTTGACTTGCTCCTCAAAATCACGCTGGGCTTTGAGATCAAGCTCGATCTGCACAGCTTGGCCCATGTTGGAGCCGCCCTTTTTCTTGGCGTCCTTCAGTGCCTTGGTGACCTCGTGCTTTTGCTCAAAGTATTTACCAAGCAGTGGCCCAAGGCTGCGCACATCGTCCGCAGTTTTTGATGCCTGCTTGATCATGGATACCGTCTTTTGGACAGCAGCCATGGCCGTTAAGGCCATTGTGATCGGTTCCATTACAGCAAAACCTCAATAAATACTTTGACGCACCAAATAACAAGCCCAATAAGAAGGACCGCTGCAATAAAGCTAACGGCCCAATCTTTCATATGCCAAAGACTTTCTTGACAAACTCAGCAGCAACACCGGGGCCAAGCAGCACAGCAGCAATGACAGCGTAGAGCAGATACTCAATCTTTGCCATGCGCTTTGAGCCTGACTCAAATGACTTTTGGATGCCCTCATAGCGATGGGCGCAAACTTGCTCGTGCGTGGTCAATCTAGCCTCCGTTGCGTCAATCTGCTCCGACATCGTTTACTCCGCTGGCGGGGCTTCCGCTGCTTTTGCCTGCTCTTGAATCTTGACGATCAAGGGCCACACACCTGACTTGGCTGGCATCTCACCCAAGACCTGCAAGATGAATTGCACTTCGTTTGGTTCAAGGTTCAAGTTCATGCCTGACCCCACGGTGTTCCTTGGGCTGTCACAGGGTTCTTCTGCAACTCAATGTTCTGAGCCAGAGCAGCTTCGGTTGCATCTTTGTCCACGCCGCTGTCCCAGACCCATTGAAGCACCTCTGCCTCTGTAACTTCTGCATACGGGATCGTAGGACTGCCATCAGCCCATGAGCAGGTTGAATAGATGGAGGCTGTGTAGTCTCCGTCTACAGCGTTGCATTGCCAGTGAGCCGTTTGGATGAAGCCGTTGGAAACCAAGTAGTCTGTTTTTGTTACCTGCCAATTAATTATTGCACTCATCATTTTCTCCAATTCCACGGCAAAGCCGAACTATGAACCAAAATACCACCACTCAGTGATGGAGCGAAAAAAACACCTTCATCAAAATTGTTTCTCTTTTTGCTGTTGTAGCTTCTAGAGGTAATCCTGAGATTCCAAGGGACATGAAGTCCACATACATCCTTGCCTCTTAATGGAACAATATGATCTACTTGGCAGTCAAAACCAGCAAGCAGTGCAGTTTCTTTTGCCGCAACATAAATATTTTCTATTTGCTTCCAATTTTCTTTTGTAAGCCAGACTGGAGTTGCTTGTATTTTTCTTGCTTGCCTAGCACTTTCATATGCAGCTTTTTGAGGCTTGCGTTTAATATTTTGATTTAAAGAAATCTGACGCATTTTTTCTGGATTTTTTTCCCGATATTTTGCAGATTTTTTTCTGTAAAAATCAGGATTTTTAGCATACCTTTGCTTATACAAATCAGGATTTGCTGCAAGTCGCCTATCAAGGCTTTGACGTTGTATTCTTTTTGCACACTCAAAACAAACCCCACTAATTGTTGATCTTAAAGAAAAATGACCGTGTTTACATGGGCGATTTGTAAAGTATGTAGATTCACCCGCCAACTTCGCAGCAGCACGCTCTTTTGGCTGAAACCCGCATGGCTTTTTCAAGTCGGGCGTGGTCATGATGAGTCCTTTCGGGGGTTAAATTGATTCGAGTGCTGCTACACGGGCACGTAATGATTGAATTTCCTTGACCAGCATAGGTACAAGTTTTGAGTAGTCCACTGCCATCATTTCTTCAGGGTCTTCAGGTTGATAGACTGCTTCTGGTGCAACAGTCACAAGTTCTTGTGCGATAAAACCCGCACGTTGATGTGCATTGTCTGCTTTCCAATCAAAACTTCGAACTTGTAAAGAATCAATAACGCTACCAAAATTAGGTGCGTCAACAATGTTTTCTTTTAGACGTTGGTCAGAAGTTGTGTTGTAAAGGGTTGCAACAGTAGTGACAGAAACAGAGCCAACAGTTGTATTGTTTCTACGGAACTCTTGAATGCTTCCATCGCTGGTCGTCCTGTTTAGGTAAATCAGAACCCCATTAGCCTCAGATTGCATGGCAATACTTGGGCCAAATGTTGATCCAGCTTCGTTGGTTAAACCGCCAGAAGTCCGACCAATCAGCAAGTCCCCGCCGGAAGTGATACGGGCGCGTTCGGTGGAGCCAACGCCAAAAACAAGGTTGCTAATTGCGGAAACACCAAAATCAGTACCTGAGCCGCCAGTTAAAAAGCTGTTCGGTGTTCCAATGTAGCCGCGATCAGTTCCACCAATTCTGAACCTCTGCCATGCAAATGTGGCGGCATTAACTGCAATGTAATTTTCAACAGCGGAGCCAGCACCAACAGACAAATTCGCCCCATCAAACGTCAGCGCAGACCCAGTGGTCAGGACTTTGGAGCCGTTGAGGTAGGCCACGCCGTTGGCTGTGCCAGCGTTGTGCGTAACAGTGCCTGAGGTTGTCAGGGTAGTGAAAGCGCCAGTTGAGGCTGTTGTAGCGCCCACAGTGCCGTTGATGTTAATGGAGGCTGTGCCTGTCAGGTTTGTCACCACACCCGATGCTGGAGTGCCCAAGGCGGGAGTGACCAGTGTAGGGCTGTTGGCAAACACCAAAGCGCCTGTGCCTGTTTCGTCTGTTACGGCTGCGACAAGGTTGGCACTTGAGGGTGTTCCCAAGAAGGTGGCAACACCAGAGCCAAGGCTTGTAATGCCTGTGCCGCCATTGGCAACAGGCAAAGTTCCTGTCACGCCAGTGGTCAAGGGCAAGCCTGTGGCATTTGTCAGAGTTGCCGATGATGGCGTACCCAATGCAGGCGTCACCAATGTCGGGCTGTTGGACAAGACGTTGCTGCCAGTGCCAGTGGATGTGCTGACACCTGTGCCGCCCTTGTCAACTTTGAGCAGCGGCCCAGCATTGAACAGCGCATCAATGGTGTCCAAATCAGCATTGATCTTGGTTCCCCATGTGTCAGTCGATGCACCGACCTCTGGTTTGGTCAGTAACAGGTTGGTCGTAGTTGAATCTGCCATGTTTTACCCCTATGCGGCGATTTGCCAAGTCTCTGAATTATCGGCGATTGGTGTCCAGGTTTCACTGGTGTCAGCAATCGCATCCCATGTTTCTGAAGTGTCCGACACTGGCGTCCATGTCTCGCCCGTGTCGGCAATGGCTTCCCAGCTTTCAGGTGTGTCACCCTCTGGGACCCACTTCAGATTTGCATCCACCGTCATGCCGGACACGCCAGCAAACGTCAGCCCAATGCTCTGCCTGCGCGTGCCGTTGACGGTCATGGCCGACTGCGCCTGAATCAGCACAGCTTGGTTGACGATCACGCTGGTGCTGACCGTCATGACGCCAAAGTCTTCAATCAGGATCTGGACCAGCGGCACTCTGATGGCGCCAATCGTCATGGCGCTTTCGTCCACCGCAGTCGCTTGTGCAATCGCCACCCGCAAAGCTGCCACAGAGGCGCTGGAGGCCGATGCAGCAGTGGCCGCACCTATGGCATACCGCACGCCAGATACAGCCATGCTGGACGCGCTGGAGGCCGTAGCAGCCGCAACAGCGACACGCTGCGCAGCCACTGATGCGCTGCTGGATGCCGCCACCGCAAAAGATGCGTCTTTGATGACGTTGGTGGCTACGGCCACAGTGCTGGAAGCAGAAACAGAAAACGCACCTATACAGATGCGTTTTGCGTCCACAGCCACCGCGCTGGTGGCTGCGAGTGTGACGGAGGCAAGGCTTATGCCGTAGCTGTAATTGCCCTCGCCATACGGACCACGGCCATACGCTGCCATGTCATGTCAATGTGACGTCAAGGTCACCGGCAGGGATGCGCAGCACATCGCCATCGTTGATGGTGCGTGCCGTACTCAGTGCCGCCCAAGCAAGCATATTGCCGCCAGTGCTGGCATCAAAAATAGCCGCCCAGCCAATCGACCCCCAATTGCCACCAGAGGCCGCTGCAAACTCAATGGCCGCTGCGTTGGTGGCGTTGGTGGGGCTTGTGCCAGAAACCGTGATCGTGCCAGTGACCACACGGGCGTACCCGTTGCCGGACACCTCAGTGCCGCCACCAGTGTCAGATGGGGCAGCCGTGAACAGGCCAACAAACCAAGCTGTCGG